GCATACGCAATGCGGCCGGTGCTGCCGACAAGCAAGAGCGCCGCCTGGACCGCGCACTCAACGCGATCTGGCAGGACGTACTTGCGGGCAAGCCGGAGGCGATTGCTGCCTTCCTCAAGATCGAAGAGCGGCGCGCGAAACTGCGCTTCCTCGATGCGCCGGTGACGGCCAACCTCAACATCGGCGGCAACGCCGACGCGCCGCCGATCCGGGCGCAGATCGTGACGGTGGACCCCGATGAGTTTAACCGCGAGTTCGCAACTCTCCTCGGTCTCGGCGATGGCGCTGATGACGGCGCGGGAGACGCTGAACCGGAATAGCCGATTCATCCCGCACACGCCGACGATGCGCCAGACGCTCTTCCTCTCCCTCCTCAACGACGAGGCGATGTACGGCGGGGCGGCCGGGGGCGGCAAAAGCGACGCCTTGCTGATGGGCGCGGCGCAATACTTCGACGTGCCGGGCTACAACGCCCTCATCCTACGGCGCACCTTCGTCGATCTCTCGATGCCGGACGCCATCATGGACCGGGCGATACGCTGGTGGCGCGGCGTCGCCCACTGGAACGTGATGAAAAAGCGCTTCACCTTCCCGAGCGGCGCGACGCTCACCTTCGGCTATCTCGCCACGGATAACGATGTCTACGGCTACCAGGGTGCGGCCTTCCAGTATGTCGGTTTCGACGAGTTGACGCAGTTCACCGAGAAGCAGTACCGCTACCTCTTCAGCCGCCTGCGACGCATCGAGGGGACGAATGTCCCGATACGGATGCGCGCCGCCTCGAATCCCGGCGGCGTCGGGCACGAGTGGGTTCGGCAGCGGTTCATCGACGGCGGGCCGCGCACCGGGCGCATATTCGTCCCGGCGCGACTGAGGGACAACCCCTACATCGATGCCGTCGAGTACCGGAAGAGCCTCGCCAAGCTCGATCCCGTCACCCGCGCGCAACTCCTGAACGGCGACTGGACGGCGCGCAACGATGGCGGCTATTTCCGGCGCGAATGGTTCTCCATCGTTGATGCCGCGCCCGCCGACGTACAGAGACGCGAGCGGCGATGGGACTTCGCCGCGACCGAGGCGACCGGCAAGAACGACCCCGACTGGACGGTGGGCGCGCTCGTCTCGAAGACGGCGGCGGGCATCCTCACCGTCGAGGACATCCGCCGCGTGCGCGCGACACCCGCCGGGGTGGAAGCCCTCGTCCAGCAGACCGCCGCCCTCGACGGGCGCGCGGTACCGATCTACATCGAGCAGGAGCCGGGCAGCGGCGGCAAGAACACGATCAGCACCTACCTGCGCCTCCTGGCGGGATACACCGTGCGCGGCGAGCGCTCGACCGGCCCGAAGGAGGAGTTCATCAAGCCCTTCTCGGCGCAGGCGGAGGGGGGCAACGTGCGCCTCGTGCGCGGCGAGTGGCTCAGCGCCTTCTTCGATGAGGCCGAGGCGTGGCCGCTGGGCGGGCACGATGACCAACTCGACGCGATAGGGAAGGCCGTGGCGCATTTGGCGACGCCCCTGCGCTCCCGTCGCATCGTCTCCTTCTGAACGAGGTGCCCCGTGGCGAACGCCGATCTCGCGACCGCGCTGACAACCCTCGCGGCGAACCTGCCTGCCTATGAGAAATGCGCCGACTACTACCACGGCAATCATCGGTTGCTTTTTGCTACTGACAAATTTAGAAATACCTTTGGCTCGCTCTTTCGCGCCTTCGCCTGCAACCTCTGCCCGGTCGTCGTGGACGTACCCGCCGACCGGCTGACGGTGACGGGCTTCGCGGTGGAGGGCGGGCAGACGAAGGCAAATGATGCGTGGGCCCTGTGGAACGCCAATCGCATGGATCGCAAGAGCGGGCAGGTGCATCTGGAGGCGCTGACGGCGGGCGACGCGTACGTGATCGTCTGGCCGGACAAACTGGGAAACCCGACGATCTATCCCCAGCGCGCCGCCGCGATCACCGTCAAGTACGACGACGAGGAGCCGGGGCTGATTACGTGGGCGGCGAAGGCGTGGCCGCGCGCCGACAAGAAGGTGCGCCTGACGATGTACTACCCTGACCGGATCGAGAAGTACATCGCGAACAGCGCCGCCGACGGTTCGCTGCCGGGCAATGCCAACGCGCTTGTCCCGTTCGAGACGCCCGGCGAGCCGTGGCCGCTGCCCAACCCGTACGGGCGGGTGCCCGTCTTCCACTTCGGCAACAACGCGGGCATCGGCGAGTTCGGCGCGTCCGAGCTCGTCAATGTCATCCCCTTGCAGGACGGGCTCAATAAGAGCATTTGCGACCGGCTGGTGGCGCAGGAGTTCATCGCCTATCCGCAACGGTACGCGACGGGGCTGGAAGTCGATAAGGACCCGCAAACCGGCGCGCCGATCCCGCCCTTCATCCCCGGCGCGGATCGCCTCTGGGCGGTGGAGGACGCGAACGTCAAGTTCGGCGAGTTCGCGCAGGCGCGCATCTCCGAGTTCATCACGGGCGAGGTGGACTGGCTGCACAAGATCGCCGCCGTCAGTGGCATCCCTTTGCACTACCTCGACCACGAGAGCGGCGGCTGGCCGTCAGGCGAGTCGATGAAGACCGCCGAGGCGCGGCTAATCGCGAAGGTGAAGGATCGCTCCCTCGCCTTCGGCAACGTCTGGGAGGACGCGATGGCCTTCGCCATGACCATCGCCCGCCAGCCCGAGGCCCGCCTCGTTACCCTCTGGGAGGACCCGACGCCGCGCAACGAGCGTGACCACGCCTCCATGCTCGTGATGAAGCGCTCCGTGGGCGCGAGTGCAAAACAAATTATGCGCGAGTTCGGCTACTCGGATGAGCAGATCGACCAGATGATCCAGGAAAACCTCGATGACCCCTTCCAGCCGCCGCCCGCGCCCGTCGCGCCGGGGCAGCCGGGCGAGAGCGATCTGCCGCCCGTCTCGAATATGGGGCGCGTCGCGGGCAAGGTGCAGCAATAGCCATCTCCATCACGGTTTCGACGGCGGGGCGCGATGCCCCGCTTTTGTGTGCCCCACCCATCCATCGCGGCGTGATGCCGCAGAAAAGGAACAGACGGGATGTCTGACGAGCAGCAGCAAGAGCAGGAGCAAGAAGGCGGATCGGGTGATCGTGGCACCGACCAGCGGGGCGCGGGAAGCGGCCAGCAGGAAGGCGCGGACGATCTGACCGGGCTGAAGAGCGCGCTCGATTCGGAGCGCAAGCGGAGTCGCGACCTCGAAAAGAAGTTCAAAGAACTCGACACCTGGAAGCGCACCCGCGAGCAGCAGGACATGAGCGAGTCCGACCGCACCGCCGCGCGACTGAAGGAATACGAAAGCAAGGAGCAGGAGTGGGAGCGCGAGAAGCGCGACCTCCGCTTGCAGACCGCCATCACCGCCGCCGCCACGAAAGCGGGTGCGACCAATCCCGAAATCCTCCACCGCCTCGTGGACTTTTCTGCCGTCGAATGGAACGACGCCACTGGCCAACCGAAGAACCTGACTGCCGTCGTCAACGAGTTGAAGCGGGAGTACCCGGCGATGTTCCGCACGCACGGCGGGGCGGGCAGTGCCGATGCCGGGGCGGGCAATGGCGGCAACCAGGCCGAACTCTCGATGAATTCCCTGATTCGCCGCGCCGCAGGGCGCGAGTAGCACCGGGAAGCGCGCGAGCATCGCGACGCTTCGCACTAAAGGAGTATCGCGATGAGTTTTAGCAATGTCATCTCACGCACGAAGGAACAGGCACTCGTGCCGGAGGTCGTCTCGAACGCGATCCTCGGCAGCCTCAACAATCAGTCCGTCGCGCTGCAACTCTTCCGGCAAATCCCGATGAGTACCAGCCAGACCCGTATGCCGGTGCTCTCCGCGCTGCCGACGGCGTACTTCGTCAGCGGTGACACGGGCATCAAGCAGACGACCGAAATGGCGTGGACGAACAAGTACCTCAACGTCGAGGAGTTGGCCGCCATCATCCCGATCCCCGAGAACGTGCTGGACGACACCGCCTTCGACGTGTGGGGGTCGATCAAGCCGCTGATGGAGGAGGCGCTGGCCCGCGCGCTGGACGCCGCGATCATCTTCGGCGTCAACAAGCCCTCGTCGTGGCCCTCCGCCATCGCCGCCGGCGCCGCTTCGGCGGGCAACACGGAGACGCGCGGCACGAACGCGGCGGCGGCGGGCGGTATCGCGGGCGACCTTTCCGCGCTCTTCGCCACCATCGAGGCCGACGGCTACGATGTCAGTGGCATCGTAGCCAACCGCACCTATCGCGGCCTGCTGCGCAACGCGCGTACCACGTTCGGTGAGGAGTTGATGGAACTCTCCACGACGAGTGCCTACGGGATCACCATCACCTACCCGATGCGCGGCCTCTGGCCGACCGGATCGGGCGCGGCGGAGCTGGTGGCGGGGGACTTCTCGCAGGGCATCCTCGGCGTGCGCAAGGACATCACCTACAAACTGCTCGACCAGGCCGTCATCCAGGACAACACGGGCGCGATCATGTTCAACCTCGCTCAGCAGGATATGGTTGCTATGCGGGTAACACTTCGTGTGGCGTACCAGATCGCTAATACCCTCAACTATGACCAGCCGGTCGACGCCAACCGCTTTCCCTTCGGCGTAATGCTCGCCCCGTAAGGCGGTGATACGTGACCTTCATCACCGACCCGCCGCTCGCGCCGGGCGACCTGCCCTACCCGCAGACCGAGGAGGAGGTGCGGGCGCGTGCCTATCGCGTCTCCGTCGTCAACCGGGCGCGGGCGACGGCGGCGCGGGCGGCCGTCTTACGGGGCAATCCCCACGCGGCGGCGCAGAACCGTCTCAACTACCGCCCAATCAGCGACTATTTCGCGGAGCAGGGCAACGGGGAGGAATGACAATGGGTGGGAAGCCCTCGAAAGCGACGCCCGTCGACAAGCGGCTCGCCGAGAACAAGAAGAAAGGCAAGTGACCCATGACTGAGCGCAAGGACGCGGCGACCGACGAGAAGAAAGACCCAAACAAGGACGTGGATGCGGCGATTGCTGACAGCGTTAAGCAGGTGCAGGAGACAGTGGACGCGGAGAACGCGCAGGGATTCCGGGGGTATAACCCGGACTCTACCCCGAACGAAAACTACACGTTCGCGGGGCAGGCGGCGGGCAAAGCGACGCCTGAGAGTGATCCGCACATGGCGGCGATGAACGGCAGGGCCGTCCACCAGCACGCCGGGTTCGCGCTGCGCAACGACACGAAAGCAGCGAAGTAGGGCGCGTCGCGCCTTCGCTTCCCATAGAAAGGGATTCGCACCATGAGCGCACCAAAGATTGTTACCGTCGAGGCCCCGGTGCCCGCCGTGACCATCGCCGCCACGACCGACACCGCGATCACCGAAGCCGCGTTTGCGGGGACGGTGACGCGGGTCGATTACACGCCGGACGCGACGATCACCGGCGCGGCGACCAACAACCGCACCGTCACCCTCTTCAACCGAGGACAGACGGGCGTCGGCACGACCGTTGTCGCGACGCTCAACTTCGCCTCCGGCGTCAATGCCGCGCAGTACGACGCGAAGGCGATCACGCTCTCCGTCGTGGCCGGGGCGACGACCGTGGCGGCGGGGGACGTGCTCGAATGGGACAGCGCCGCCGTCGGCACCGGCATCGTTGATCCGGGCGGCAGCGTCCATGTGGAACTCACGCGGGGCGATGTTTCGACCTGAAACCGGATGATCGGACGGGGCGATATTGCCCCGCTCATGCGCGAGCGCGTGTGGCGCGGGATGTTGCCGAGAGGATAGGACGATGGCTGACTACGTAGATGTCCCGACTGTCAGTTCGTACATCGGTGGTGTCTCGCTGAGCACTGCCGACACGATCCTCCTGGCCACCATCGTCACTGCCGTCTCGCGCGCCTTCGACCGCGAGACGTGCCGACCGTCCGGCTTCTGGGCGGCGCAGACCGCGGTCACGCGCCGCTACAGCGGCTCCGGCACCCCGTGGCTCGCCATCGACGACTGGGACGCCATCACCGCCGTCACCATGTCCACCACACAGAACCGCTCCGATGCGGCGTCTCTGTCCTTGCCCATCGCGGGCGTGCCGCAGGCGCCCGATTACGTCGAGGTCTATCCCCTCACCGGGCCGCCGTTTGACCAACTCTTCCTCCTCAGAACATGGTTCCCCGATGCGTACGGCGTCGGCAACGTGGCCGTCACCGGAAACACCATCTTGCAGCCGGACATCGCGGACGCGGTGGCGGTGTGGACGGCGTATCGCTGGAAGCGGATGAAGGCGGACTTCGCGGACCGGGTGACGATCCCCAGCGGGCCGTCCTTACAGTGGAGCGGCAACGGTGCCGCCGCGAAGTGGAACGGCATCCCCGCCGAGGTGCAGGCGGTGATCGACCGCTACAAGGCCGAGGAATCGCAAATCTTCATGCCCCTGCATCCGCGCACGCAGAGCCCGCGCCTGTCACCCCTTGGCGCGATGTCGCCGGTGCCCATCGTGGTGCCGGGGAGTAGTTTGCAGGGGAACTCGTAAGGGGCGGTCGCCATGTCAAGTGATCTCGTCGCATCGCTGGCGTCGTTGGATTCGGACTTCATGCCCGATCAATGCAGCGTCGTCCATGTCACGCCCGGCACCGTCAACCCGGACGGCAGCGACGAACCGGGCACGGTGACGACCATCGCCTATGCCTGCCGCGTCGCGCCATCGGGCGGCCCGCAGGAGACGCTGATCGCCGCCCGCCTGACGGACGTGACGCCCTTCACCGTCACGCTCCCGTGGGACGCCGTGGTGAGCGAGAAGGACACCATCACGTACGCGGGCGGCACA